TTACAACCCATTGAGCAGCAGCCCATGCAAGAGTTGCTACTCTAATTAATCCTAATATTGCATATTTAGCTACTAGAATTGCAACAATTGAACCTATAACAGTTCCTAAAATTACTAAAATAGGCACTACCCAATTAGCATTGTCATACATAAACTGCCCTACAGCCCCAATCATGTTATACAATGCCTCAAGAATCGAGAATACGAATGATAGCCCCGATACAAACAGATTAACAAACACCATTGCATGCCCTGCTAAAATTCCGAAAGCATTGGAATTTACAAATTGTCTAAAACGTACGAATAACGGCTCGAAAGCTCGCTGTGCCCAGTTATTAAAGACTGTCATCGCATCAGCAAATGTCAGTGGCATTTTATTGAATTTGTCTTCAATTTCCGTAGCTGCTGCAAACAAAGATTTTTTAATAATATCAGCAGTAATTTCACCATCTGATGACATATCCTTCAAGCCTTCCATTCCAACACCTGTAGCATCAGCAATAGCTTGACCTAGTAGTGGAGCATTTTCCATGATTGAACGGAATTCATCACCCTGTAGTCGCCCTGAAGCCATCGCTTGTGTCAATTGGTACATACCTGCTTGTTTCTCTTGTGTCCCCGCTCCTGATACGCTAAATGATTTATTCATAAGCTCTGTAAAACGTAAAGCTTCATCATTGCTTGCAAAAGCATCTTTAGCTAATAGATTTAACTTAGCAACACTTGACGCTGTATCGTTATATGAACTTAAACTTCGTTGAGATGCCCTATAAATCTTGTCTTGCAACTCCTTCTGGGTCTGCAATCCATCGTTAATATTAGCTAAACGGGCATTAGTATTTGAATAATTATCCGAAGCTTGAGTAAATTTATTAAAACCATTAGAAATTCCTTGAATAGATAAGTACGCAGCTGTAAACCCCATAAGACTAGATATCAAGCTACGCACGCTACTGGTGGCTGAATTTGCGCTTTCTCGAACGCCATTCAGACTATTTCTTATTCTATTGCCCGAATTTTGACCCTCGTTGCCCGCTAACCTAGCACTTGATCTTAAACGTTCAAAAGATGCACTAGCACTTTCTATATCGCGCCTAGCTCTTTGTAAACTACGCATATCTCCTACTCTATTGGACGCTGTATGCATTTGTTCCATTGCTCTAACAGTGCTGTTCATTGCTTTCATCATCTTTTGAAGAGTACCTGTCATTTTATCTGTAAGTGACATTGTTGTGCGTACAGACAATTTAATCAGCCTCCTTCCTAGCCATAATAAAAAGCACTCAATAAGAGTGCTTAAAACACTTTTTGTATGAACAACTTATATATTTTTTCATTAACTTCAATCAAACTTTTCTTACCATCTACAAACTCAAGAACTAAAGTATGAGTGCCCTTATTTTTGGCTGATAAGCCCGCTAAAAGTCCAACTGGTCCTAACAATGCACCACCAACTAATCCCCTAGTAACACCACTTACAGCGCTTTTCCGATGTTCCTCTGTTATCAATTCGTATGATGCTACAGTTTCTTTATTTAAAGGGAACTTTTTTGTAAACCCTGTAAATAGAAAAACTTCTTCTTTACTAAAGAAACCTTGTTGGCCAATCATTATATTTTTTCCCTCATAGTCTCCTGCAAGTACTTTATTTTGAGCCATGTTTATCCCTCCTCATACACAAATATACATAACTTGGAGGGATTTCACTATACTGTATTGGCATATTCATACTATTTCCTAGCTGCTTCTGCCTCTTTTTCAAGTTCTATATCCAAACTGGCAATAATAAAGGCTTTTTCTTTACGATCCATATTTAAAAAGCTATTTGGCAGTATATTAAAACGATGAAGCGCGACGTGTGCATAAAATGCAAGACCATCACGCTCATCATCACTGCCCTGTATTAGTTTTTTGCTTCTTCTACTTCATCTTCCAAAGCATTATCTAAACCACTAATTTCAGAAACTTTTTCAGAGATTTGAGATGCCTCTCCAACCCAGAACATTGCACCAAACAATTGCTCAGCACCTTTTACTCCGTATGATTTTTGAAGCTCTGTATCGTTTAAATCCGGATGAACGATTGAAGCAACACTAATACCACGGTTATAAGCCACTGGATCAAATACACGTTCTTGTCGACCTTTCTTACCAGGCTTATTTTTAAAGCAACGATCATTGATTAAATCAGATTCCGCAGATGTTAATGGTCG